AAAGAATGAGTTTTCACCCATCCAACATAAGAATGAATCAGCAGCTACAACTGTTCTTGGACTGATTGCTTTACAGTTAGTACCAGCGTCTTGTATGCCATAGATAAAAGGAGAACCTGTGTAATACATTCTAGCTACGCCAGTATCAGTAAAAATAATAATATCTGTTTGCCATTTAACTGCACTTAGAACTCTACCACCTGTAGGTATTTGTAAATCACCAGCAGTATTAGTTGATGCCGCAGTCCATGTTGTTAATGTTTCTCTTGATGACCATTGTATCTTTCTTGGATCACCGCCTGCGCCTAAAGCTACAACATGTCTTTCGTTTGTAACCATTACTCCAGCACAGTTAGTTGGCGCACCTGAAACGGGTTGTGCTATTACGTTAGCTGTGTTTGGATTCCATTGAAATATTCTTCCGTCTGATGGACAACAAAAAAGTAATATTTCACCAAAGTTATCAAAAGAAAAAGAGTTAGTGTTAAATAATAAACCAGATTGTGAACGTGCATCACCATAGTCTTCAACGTCATAGTGATATGCACCATATCCTAAAGGATCAAAAGATGCGTCTGTTACAAAATTTGATGGAGTAATGTTATACCAAGCATCATCCATTAAAACATTAATGGTTTCTCTTGTTCCAACTACTAATACTTTTTTACCGCCATTGGTTATGTAGGAGAACATACCAGTAGGAGTACCAGTAAGAGCTGATGTGTTGAGTTTTGTCCATCCTCCGATTGGTCTTAGGTATCCGTTTTCAAAACGTACTAAGTCACCGTCTGTCCATCTTCCTTTGTTGGCATAATCAGTACCGTTAGTGACAATGCCAGGCGGAGGAGTCACTTGTATTAATGGCATTTAATTCTCCAATGCTTCTAATCTGGTTGTTAGTTCTTGAACTGCTGCGACTAAAAGAGGGACAAGTTTGCTTTGGTCTATTGACTGAGGTTTAATTCTTGTTTGTTCATCGCCATTTTCATCTGTGTAAGTTTCTGTTGCGTCTTTTTCACCAGTAATTGCTTCTGGAACTATGTCTTGTACTTCATGTGCAAAGAAGCCATCAACTGTTATATCTGGATCAATTTTAAAATTAAATCTATATGGCTGTAATTGTTTTAATCTTTCTATACCATTTGATATGGATACTTGGTTTTCCTTTAATCTATAGTCACTATTTGTATTGTAATGTGTAGAGCTATTGGTTGCTCCAATAAGTCCTATATTATTTGAAGCTCTGTAAAAATTAATTAAAATTCTATCTGCACTGTCATCATTTGAACGATTGATTGTTAGAGGATTTCCTGTGTTAGAAGCAATTTGTGTTTCACCAAGAGTAGAGCCACCTTTAGTTACAAATCCAGAACTATTTGCCGATTTTAAATTTCCAGCAGTAGTATTTATATAATGAGTGCCGTCACTAGCAATAACCGTCCTGCCAGTACCATTAGTAATAAACCCCATTTCATTAGCAGAATGGTTATAAGTAATACCACCAATGTTAGAGTTACCTGAGTCACCAAATCTAATCATTCCAGTATTAGATGCACCAGATAATATTGTCATTCCTGAATTGGCACTACCCTCTATAACTAATTCATCTGCACTATTTAAAACAGATGAAGTACCGCTATCGCCTGTCTTAATATGTAAGCCAACTCCTAGGTCTTTGTTTGATAATCCAGATGTTGCAAAGTAGTTATCTGCTGCTGCTGGAGTTGATCCAAATCCTAGAGTTACAACATTATTGGTTACGTTTGTAGCAACTAAAGATGTACCACCAGATGTGTTTGTAGAGTCAGGTAATATAAATGTTATGTTTGTATCGTTTAAGTCTGCTGGTGCTTTTAGTCCAACTGAGTAACCATTGGCATCAATAAACTTTAATGCGTTTTGTAAGCCATTTCCATTTAAAAACACATCACTACTTGCTGTTAATGTGCCATTTACTTTTAAATTTTTACCAGTTCCTATGTGTAGACCAACACTCGTACCTGCTCCATTTGCAGAAAAGACTGCGTCTAGCAAGTCTAAGTCCGCGTTAAGTTTAGTTCCCCAGGTATTAGTAGAACTTCCTACCTCTGGTTTTCTGAGTTGTAAGTTAGTTGTATAAGTATCAGCCATAATTTATCACTTCTTTATTTGGGATTTTATCCAGTCAATCCATTCTGGTTTCTTTTTATTTATTATAAACAATATTACCCCTGTAAGGATAATTATCTCAATCAGCGTTTCCATCTACTCGCCTATTGTTTTTGTTTCAGTAGTTGGGTTAATCTCTTCAGCTATTTTAGAGTCTAAAGCAGATTTTAAGTTTGCTACTTCCTCTTCACCCATTAGACCTTCAACCCATCCTGAGACTATTGTATTCGTTAAGTCTGCAAAAGGTATAAAGTCAGAACCAATATCTTCTAATGATAATGATTGAGTGCCGTAAACACTAGCTGTGTATGGTACTTCCTCTCCATCTACTTCGTGTGTTTCACTGCTTTCAGCGTTTAATCTCCAATGAACATTGTAAACTGTGTCTGTGTGATCCTCGTATTCTGGATACACGTCAACTGTTTTACAGTCCCATTCGTATGTATTTGCCATCTTGTTCTCCTATAAAGTTGTAATTATGAAAGCTAGGAGTTCATTATACCTTACTCCAAGCCTAGTTTGATCGTTTCCATCATCATCAGTCCAGGTGCTAGATATAAACATACCATAATTACCTGCATCAAGGCCTTCTGCTGTAAAGGCATCTTGTAAGTCTTGAGCTATAACACCAAAGTGGTATCTAGCATCATCGCCTTTTTCTTCTACTGCACTATTAAACTTATATCTTCTTATTAATCCTTTACATGCTGTAGCTACTCTTTGCTCTGCATCTGATAATTCTTGTATATCTTGTTTTTCGTTTCTGTCAGAAGTTTGTATAGTTCCGTTGGTAGCGTAGATGTCATCGAATCTATTAGCAGTACTGCCTAAATCAATTAAATTATCAGAAGTAGTACCGTCACCTCTACATGGAAGTATAGCATTGGTTGTTGTTACATCTATAAACCTTAAACCAACACCAGTAGTGCTACTAGAACCTGAAGAAAAATAAGCATCATTACCAGAAGAAGCACTTAAAATACCAATTTGGGCTTTAGTAACTCCATCTCTTCTAAAATCTATTATCTCACCATCACTGTTTAAACGATTAAGAAAGATTGCTTTTGCACTATTTGATGTTGCAAATAACTGTCCTGAGACTCTAGCTTCAACACCTTGCGTTGCACTATTAGCAGCAGTCTTTCCGACCATGAAATTACCGCTAGTATCTATTCTAGCTCTTTCAGATGTTCCAGTATTATCATAAAAACTTAAAGCACCATCATAAGTGGTAGTTACAGAATATGCCCTTACACTATTTTGTAATTTTAAAAATGTAGCATTTGCTGTTGTAGAATTAATGGTTATATTATTTCCACCTGATTTTGAAAAATAACCTAAACTTGCATTAACTGTTCCTGAAAGGTAGAGGTCTTTGAATTTAACTCCTGAATGACCAATATCCATAGCACCATTTGAATTAGCACCTGATGATGTTGTTGGTACAATTTCTGCTGCACCCAATCTTATTCCACAATTATTAGAAACAAAATAAGGTCTGCTACTTAAAACACCAATATTTCCAACTGTTGAGCCATCTTTTCTAAATTGTGTAATTTCTCCATCACTACTTTGTCTATTTAAATAAAGAGCAACATTACCACTTCTACCAACACCAATATGGTCAGGTGCTATCTGCACACCTTCTACACTTGATGATGATTGTGGATTTGTAGAGGTAGTCCCAACTAATAAATTCCCACTACTATCAAACCTAGCAGACTCAGTTCCACTTGCCCTAAATACAGTTGTGTTAGCACTTCCACTATGAGATTGTCCGTATAAAAGAATGTTTGCACCAGCATTAGAAGCATTACCACCTGAAACAAAAGTAAAAGAATTAGCAGCACCATTCATGTGACCACCACTTAGATATAAGTCTTTGAATCTTGAGGTATTTTTACCTAAATTTATAAAGTTGTCTGAGTTAGCTCCAGCTTTTGTAGCTGGTGCCATATACCCGTAACCAAATTTAACAAACGCGTCTTCACCTGTTTCAGAGCCTATATATAGCTCTCCAGCTGCAACACCAATACTTCCAACTGTTGAGCCATTTTTCCTCAAAGAAACTATATCGCCATCACTTGACGTTCTATTAAATATTGCAGAAACAACACCACTAGCTGCTGCTTGAACAATACCATTAGCACCATCAACTCTAAATCCTTTGCCTGAAGTTGCACTACCAACAACTGTTGATGTAGTCCCTACTAAGAAATTACCGCTACTATCTATCCTAGCTTTTTCAGAACCATCAAGTTCCCATCTATGTCCACCTGCATTTGCGTTTACTGCGTTGTAAACAATACCGCCTGCACCTTTTTGTTTTAAATCAAAATAATATGTGCCATCATAAGCTAGTCTTAAACTTCTACTTGCTTCTGCTGTAGAAGATTGAGCATGAATTGCTGTTGCTGGCGAACTTGTGCCAATTCCAACGTTGTTTTCTACATACAGACCTCCGTCAGCTTCTATAAGAACTTGACGAGTTGCAAGTGAGCTTGAATTTTTTAGTGTTAGCCAACTGGTTTTAGCATATGACTGAGCAGAATTTTGCAGTTTAAAATCTAAACTAGCAAAACCACCTACAGTATTCTCCATGTTTGCAGAAATTTCTGCTAGACTTCCTGCACCACCACCACTAGTGTCTGCTGAGTAAAAACCAAGAATACCCCATGGCTCTGTAAGACTCCAATCACTTGCCTGAGTTGAGCTACTTATTAGCAGTTCTGTTGGTGTAATAGAAGATGAACCTGTAGCTGAACTTACATCTAACTTAGCACTTGGCGAAGTTGTTCCTATGCCCAAAGACTCAGCACTAGCATCCCAAAATAAACCTTGCGTTGTGCCTGTGTCATCATAGAAGGATATGTCTCCGTTGGCTTCAATAGCCATACGTTCTGTTGTGCCATTTGTTTGAAAACTAAGATTTGCCGTTCCACCTACTCCGCCTTGTATAAAGCTAGATAATGTTCCTGAGCCTGAACGAAATTGTAATTTTGGAGTTCCACTTGTGCTATCTAATAAAGCAGTTAAATTACCTGCTGTTGATACAGTCAACCCATCACCTTTAACTGTTCCTGTTACGTCTATGCCTGTTGAGGTTGTTTTCAGCTTTTGAATATTTGAATGTAATAAAGCTACTTCACCACCTTGCCCTAAATCTGTACATATAACAAAGTTCCAACCAGTAGAATCTTGTAGCCTTAAATCAGTACCTCTCAAGGATAAGTAGCCTGTTCCTGTATCAACAATGTTTGAGTTACTACCATCATGGTAGATTTCTAAATCTGAGCCTGTACCGAATATGGCTTTTTTGTTGTCTGCGAAATTAATTTGGTTTGGGTTTAAATTAATCTGTGTACCAGAACTACTAAAGATTGCATCAAGTGCATCTAAGTCAGCGTTAAGCGAAATACCCCAGGTATCTTCTGCTGCACCTGGCTCTGGTTTTGTTAAGTTTAGATTAGTTGTATATGTATCTGCCATTTAAGCTGCCTCTTGTTTGTCTAATTCAGTCCAATTTGTTGATGGGTTACTTTGATCTGTCCATGTTGCACTTGCAACTATCTGATCTGTCCATGTATCGTCTGGAACAATTATATCTTCCCATTTTAGACCACCAACAGCGACAAGGCTACTGGTTTGATTGATCGTTGATGCGGCTGCAAATGTTGCTCTACCTGTTGCATCAAAGCCTGATGTTTGTGCAATGGTTGAGAAACCAGCTGCGGTAATAAATGCTTGCGAGTCAAAGTCTGATACTGCTGCAATGGTTGCATTAGCACCGTGAGTTTTTCTTCCTACCGCACTAGCACCTGATACAGCATTAATAATTGTTGCTGCTTTATCAATTTGTGTACCAGTTGCAGTAAAGCCTGAAACAGCCTGTATGACTGCTGTAGGTACATCTATTTGTGTTCCAACTGCGGTAAATCCGCTAGTCGCAGATATGGTTGCTTCGGCTTGTATAGCAAGATCGTTATACTTTGATCTTGAGTAATAGCCTTTGTTATAGCCTATACTGGCCATGATGTTAAGCTAGTGTTACGTCTAAATCACCAGTATTGAATCTGAAAACATCCCCTGTGCTAACAACTTTTGATGTAGTTAAGTTTGCGTATGCTAGTAAGTTGCCTGATGATGAAGCATCAAAAATACCAACTGCAACTACTGTTCCGTAGTCTGCTGTAGCTGTTGGATATTCTACAGCAGCTGAGTTAGATGCTGTTGTTGGGTTAGTACCAGATACGTTAAAGGTTGATGTCTTTCTTACATAACCACCGCCTGATACTTCAGTTCCACCGCCTGTATCGGTAGGTGCTACTGTGTATAAAGCAACATATAATGTTGATGGTGCTGAGTAAGCATTGCCACCAAAGACATGCTCTAAAACTTTGTCTTCTAAATAATCACTAAATCCTGCCATTGTGTTCTCCTTTAATTACCGTAGTAGTAATTTCTTTTTTGTTTCTTTCCGTAAGTTCTGCTTCTTTGTAAAAGTGATCCTTTACCGAATGCTGACTTCTCTTGAGACATTCTCATTTGTTCTAATGCTTTGTCGAACTGTTGACTAAACATTGCTATTCTGTCGTCTTCCATTAAGTAAATAGAAGCGTGTTTTAATGCACCATATAAATAAACGTCTGGGTGCGATACTGATACAAAGTTAGTTGTATTGCTATCACTTAACGCATCTATTTTACCATAATAAGTTAGCTGTAGGGTGTAAGCTACGTCAGGAGTTGGTGCTAATTCTAAAGTGTCATCAACCATTGCAAAGTAAGCTGGTTGACCTGTAGCGTTGTTGTTTGCTTTTCTATAAACATCTAAAGATTCTATAGATTGTTGAAACAACGGACTGAAATCGTTTGATGTGATTTCTACATTGATGGCTTCTAGCCAATCACTTGGTACTGATAAGTATTGAGCATCTGCTGTTGCAGTAGCTCTTTTAATCATGTCTTTTGTTCTTAGGTTTCTGTTGAGTTCAGCTTCTACGTTATCAATAAATGTATCTATAGTAGATGTTAAATCTGATCTATTAAGATAACCAGCTATAGCTGTTTTTAATTCTGCATACGTCATACTTTACCTTGCCAAGTTCTAAACACTTTATTATCTGGATTATTGAGCCACTCTTTCCACTTTGCGGAGTCTTGCGACCAACCTTCTCTTAATGCTTTATTCCAAATTACCATGGGTACTTCGGCTATGTGGCGCATATCTTTTCCAGGCTTAATAGTATTGTCTCTTAGTTTCTTGACGTGGTCAATGACAGGAGCAACATCTTGCGTTGTATGATAAACAACTTTGTCGTCTTCGGTTATGAACTCTGATTTGTAACCAGTTTTATAATCAGTAATTGTGCGTTTTTGTGACATGTTTAATAAAGGGTGGGAAGGCCGAAGCCTTCCCTAAAGTCTAACTAACTTATGAAGTTGTTAAGTCTGCGACTATACCGTGAGCAGCTTCGTTGCTCATTTCTAATCCATACTCAGCTACAATCATCTTAGTTTCTGCATCACCTATTGTTGAGATATCAACTGTTTTGAAGTCTCTTAGGTATGATACTTTAGCGTAGTCAGGATCAACTAATAAAAGTGATCTTTCTCTACTGAAGTTAGATGGAACGATTTTCAACTCACCAAAGTCTGATGCGTAAATAGAAACAGAAGCCTCTACTGTGTTTGCATCAATCATTTGTCTAGCTGAAGCTCTACCTGTAAAGCCAGATATTTTTTGCTTATTAACTGGGCCACAGATTGCTAATGAAGGCTCGCCACCATTAGAGAAGCAAGACTGTAATACAGACTTTAATAATGCTTCTGTTAAAGCTCTTTGTGTTCCGTCAGTTGGAGCAGCACCGCCACCGTTACCAGCACCGTTAGTTCCTCTTGATACGTTTGAAGTAATCCAAGATTCAAAACCACCAGTAGTTCTTGCTGTTGTAGCATTACCAGTTTGTTTTGGGTTCTTTTGACAAAGAGCCACTTCCATATCTCTCTTCAGAGCCTTCGCCATGATAGCTAACTGATGAGCCATTTCTGACTTCTTGCCAGCAGGATCAGATGCTTGTTGTGAACCAGTCACAGTTGCGTCTCTTGATGAGATTTGAGCCACGTTACTCACTCTTGATGTAGCTGTAGAAGCTGATCTTGAAAGTTCAAAACCTTCTAGTTGACCTGCGCCTGAAGCAGTAGGTAAGTTTTCTGTTTGCCAATCAAAAACTACGTTCTTAATTGAGTTTTTTCCAATTGCAGACATAAACGGAGTTGCTTGAGGAGAGATGTTATAAATAACGTCACTTAGTTGCTCTCTATCAGCAGTCGCGCTGTATGTATCAAATGCGTTTGTTACTTTAGCCATGATATTTTCCTATGTTTAAAAGTTTATATTATTTGTTCAAATAGTTTAGCCGCATCCTGGACTTTTCCAGTTTTAGCTAATTTTTGACGCGCTCTCTTCACAGGAGTTTTTGTTTTTGGTACGTTTGAAGTGCCAGGTCTTGCAGTACGAGCAACTGCTTTCTTTTCAGTTGGTTTGACTTTAGTAGCTTGTACGGTTTTGTGTTGTAGCCATGCGTTTCTTAAACCAAGTAAAACTCGGTAGTCGTAAACGCTGTCCATCTCTTGAGATGAATAGCCTAAAACATTTATACCATAATCCCGAATAGCATTTTTTTCTTTAACTGCTATTTCGTTGTCTTGCCATTCTGGAATTTGTGTTAGCAATTGTTCGTTACCGTACTTGACAAATTCTTCTAACTCCTTCTTTTGCTTTTCAGCTTGTTCTCGTTGAAGTCTGTTAGCTTCGTCTTGTGCGGCTTGTAACCTTTGCTTCTTCTCATTCCATAAGTCTTTTTCACGGACATAGGCAATAGGATCAGCGTCATAAAGTGCATTCCAATCTGGCTCGTTTTCTAACTCGCCTTTCAAAGTCGCTTCCAATTTTGGTAACAACTGTGAGTAAATTGCATCTTTTTGAGAAATTTCTTTTTGTTGAGCTTCAATAGCTTTACGCTGTTCAGCTAACTCTTGAGTTTTTCTCGTATAATCTCTTTGGCGACTGTATCCGTTTTGGAGTTCTTCAAGCGTGACCTGGGTATCTTCACCATCTACTTTAATAGTATATAGTTGTGGTTGCTCGGACTCCTCTGCTTCTACTTGATCTTCTTGAGGTTCGTCTTCATCTTCTTCAAGTTCGTCTTCTAATTCAACGTCTTCTTCAATGATTTCATCATCTTCAATGACTTCGTCTTGGTTGACTAGCTCTTCTGATGTTTCTTCTAGTTCGTTTTCTGGTTGTTCCGCTGGAGTCAAAAAACTTTCGAAAGATTGTTCTGTCTGTTCTAAATTTGTTTGTAAACCAATCGGCTTTGCGTTGTTGGTCATATTCATTCCTTAAAAATGTAAAGTAGTATTTTAACAATACTAAATTAAATTTTACACAACTTTATGCAATCTTCCTAATTGTGACTTTGTGATCTTACCCTTCTCTACTATTATTCTGAGATGTTTTTCTATTTCGGGTAAAAGTTTTATTGCTTTGTGTAAATTTTCTCTTTTATCTATATCACTATCTTTGGTTAATAACCATAAATTTATATAGTCTTCTTTAAGATTGTTTACAGCTTGTGTGAATGTTTCTGAGTTAAGAATTAACTCTGCTTCGTTTGAGTTTAGTATATCTTCTTGTGATGGCATATATTTTTTAGTTAGCTATTAGCTTGTCAATTTTTTCGTCTAATTTATCTAATCTATCAAAAATTCTTTTCATATCCAAATGCAAGTCTTGTTTGGTTGCATAGCGTGATGGTATTTCTTCTCTTGTTTTGTTTAGTAATATCTCAACTCTTTTTACATCTGCTGCATTGGTGCGAATGCTATAGATCATAGGAACATAAACGAGTGTGATAATCGCGTTCCAAAATAATATAGGGTTGTCCATCAATAACTCCAAATGTGTGGCCTTGGTCTGCTTTCTTTTTCTTCTGAGATGTCTAAGTGTATAAAACGAGCATCTCCTTTTTGATTTACGCCAACGCCAGTAAATCCATAATCTTTAGCTTTTGATACTATGTCGAGTGCTTTGCTTCCTCTTACATATACATCAGCAGCCAATCCTTCAGCATGAGTTCCTGGAGTTTTCTTTCGCGCTTCTATTGGATGTTCTTCGCATCTGTAACCAGATGTAATAATAAACGGAAAACCCAGCTCTGTTCTAAGTGATTGTAACTTATTTATTAGTTCGTGTGAAATACCATTTTTACCACAATGTTTGCAAGCAAACTCTTCTTCTTTGAAATTTTTCCAACTCATCTTGTATTACCGCCTACTATTAACTTAATCTTTTTTTTCTATTTCTTTTTTATAAAATTCTATTTCTGTTTTTAAAATTAACACTTCCTTTTCTAATTCTACTACTTGTTGCTCAAGTGTTCTAATGTCTGGGAAAATATAATTGTTTTGATTTCCTCTGAGGTTTCTAGTTTCTTGTGCATTTGAATCTATCTTTTCGGTAATGTTGGCATAACCCCAAACTCCTACAGATATAGCAACTACTATTTGTGCAAGGTAAGGAAGCGATATACTTAAAGAAGATTTATCATCTACTTTGGCTATTTGGTTCATTACTTTCCAACGCCTTTTACTCGTTCAAATGATCGTAAACCTCCAAGACCGAGCATACCCATAAGTACAGGTAGCATTGTTGAAGTATCTGCTTGAGGTATATCAATACCAAAAGGAGCTGCGAGAGGACTAATTAGAAAATTAATAGCAAAGCCAAATACACATACCCAAGCTGTAGCTGGTCGCCAAGAAGATTGAAACCAATTCCCTTTAGCTTCTTCTTTGTTTACTTCTATTTGTGCTTTAGCAATTTCGTGAATATGCTTTTGCGACATGGTTGCGATTTCATGCGCTATCTTTTGCTTTGTGTCTGCATCTGGAATGAACTTATCTAATAGTTCGCTTACAGGTTTTATTAATTTGTCTATCATGTGTATATTTTTTATGTAGCTTGTTTGCGTGTCGTTGGAACGACCACTCTAAAAACTTATCAAGCCAACCAAACAATTACTTTTTCTTTTTCTTTTTAGGAAAACCAGCCTTCATGTTGGCGTAGGCTTTTTTAGAAATAGTAGATTTCTTTTTTGATCTGCTTGTTCCTTTTTTCTTTCTTGCGTTTATATTTGCGTATAGTCCTTTTGGCATAATTATCTCCTTACCATTTTACTTTGTTCGCCCAGTAAGCTGGTGACAACTTACCTCTTGCGATATTCTTAGCGTGTCTTTTTTTAAATGATTTTTTTCTAGCTTTATCTTTAGCAGACTTTGGGTTTTTACCTGCACCACTAACTCCTTGTTGACCAAAGCGAATTAATTTTATTACGTCACCGACTTTTGCTAAGACAGCATGTGACTTTGTTTTGTGGTTTGGTGTACGTTTAGGTTTGTTATAACCAGCGAACTTTTCGCCTCTATATGTTACTGCCATTAGTGTATTAATGTCTCCTTACAAGATATTAGCTCTGAGCCTGGTGGTATTTGTAAAAAGACCATTGCGACTCTTTTTGCTTCTTCTAAATTTTTAGCCTTAATGTCCGAACCAACATAAATAAAATCTCCGTCAAGAAATTCTAAATCGTATATCTTATCCGATTGGTTGGTTGTTTCCATTTGTAAACATTCCTTGAGATTGATTCTTTGCTGCTTGTCTCATGGCTTCTCTGTCTCTTTCCATGATAGCGTTAATCTCTGCTACATCTACCTGTGCGCCATACTTAGCTATAAGTTCAGCAGTCTTCAGTTTGAGATCAGCTTCATGTTCATCACGGTTTCTATCGTCATCCATGATAATTTTCATTCTGTCTGTTTCTGCATCAATGATTGCTTTTTGTGCTAAGTTTTGTGCTTTCATAGCTTCTGCTTGAGCCAACATTTCTTCAGGTGAAGGTTTCTGGTCTTGCGGTTGCTGTGGTGGCATAGGTTGAACTGTTGTGTTTATAAATGAATTTGCATCTTTAAATCCAGCCATCTCAATCATTTTTGTTAATGTGTTAGCGTATTGCTGTAAATTGAGTAATGGATTGTCAGGGCCTAGTGTTTGTAAAATTTGTTCTTGTTTTTGTGATAAAGCTGTTAAGACTTGGAACTTCTCTTCGTCAGAAGATTTAGATATACCAACATTAATGACTAAGTCTTTATCAGCATCCCAATATCTTGGATCAATAGGGACAAACTCGTTGTTTAGTCTCATCATATCTTGACCTTCTTGGTGCTTGATAACAAGTGAGTTAACCAGTTTGAATAAATCTTTCATGCCGTCTGCAAAGTGTCTGCAAATAAGTTCTACTCTGCCTTGCGCTCCAGACATAGTTGCTGATACTGCTTGTGCGGTAGAAGATTGTAGTGCATCTGCGTTTAATCCTGCGGATGCCTTAGAAACGCCTGTGCGGTTCTCCTTGGCTTCGTCAAGATAAGAGAGTACAGGGAATGCTTCTTTACCAACAAAAGGCACAGCGAAAGGCTGAACCATTCCTGGCGCACGCATTCTAATTGGTTGTCCTATATCGGTGTTGAGAACATCATCAATATTAACTTGTCCTTCAACAATACCCATTCGTGGGAAGATGGCGTGGCCTAGACTATCAAGTGTATCTCTCATAATTTGAGATTTAGCAGCTTGAATAGGCATCAAGTAGTCCGCAGGACATGAACCAATGGAGGTGTGTGGTTCAGGATCGGGACAGAAGAGTGTAATAGGTAGATCATCCCAAGGTGTTGCGTTAACAATGTTTATTCCATTGCCTACGGTGCATACCCTAATCCTTTCATCTATACCATCACCATCTAAATCATAAAAAATATAATGCTCTACATAGAGAACATTATTTTTATCAGTTCTATCTACGCCTGAATAATCAGCGTAAGGATTTCTTGCTTGTTCTTCGTCATAGCTTTCAGCGTCTATGTAGTTTCCAGAACCAGCATATTGTTCCATTTCTTCTTTGTCATAACCCATAGCAACTAAGTCGCTGACAGTTTTTACCATGCGGTGTGCAACGTAGGGTGATGATTCTAAGTCTCTAGCGTTTCTTGATATTAAAACTTCTTCAGGTGGTACTGCTTCGATAACCACTTGGTCTTTAGGTTTAATTCTTCTAATTTTAATGTCGTAACTGGCTGGTGTTTCTTGCGTCATCTCTTCACCAGTCTCAGGATTCATAATTGTTATGCTTTGCATTTCAACTGACTCTTTAATTACCTCTACGTTAGGATCAAGTATGAGTGCTTGGTATGCTTCAGGTGAAATGTTTGTGTATTCGTGTGTTGATGCAGTAATGCTGTCATCCCAATAGGCTTTGACAAAACCAGTTTTTCTAATCAGCGCATCTTTAAAAGCGTCATACAAAACTTTAAACCCAGGGTTTTTTTGTTGTATGACATAATTAATGTAATCGGTTTGTTGTGTTGCAAGTTGTATGTCTTCAGGGCCATTTGGTATGAACTCTACTATCTTGCTAGTACCAAAAAAAGTACGCATGATGGAAGGAAGCATAAATAGTACGCTATCCCTAACATCTGTTGATACAAATTCTGATTGTAGTGATGAGGTTGATCCAGGTTCTTGTCCTAGATAGTAGTCTGTTGCGTCTGCTCTTTGTTCACCAATTTGGTCAATGAAGTCTTTAGCGTCATCCATCTCACTCTTGAGACAGCCTTGTAGCTTTTCTACATCATAAGACTCTTGTTGTTCTTCTGATGCTTCAACTATATCTTTATCATATTCCATAAATTTTTATCCCACTCGTATTATTCTACTTGTCAATGGCTTTTTGAAATTATACCCTAAAAAGTTCTCTCCTCCACTAAAACTTGCAGCCGAACTTGCCATGGTTAATGCAAGTGCATCTGCTTTGTCAGGTGATTTGATTCCTCTTTTTTTCATTTCGTCTTTAGACTCTATTTTTATTTTTCCTGTTGATGTATATTTGTAGGTGGGCGCTGCCAATTCTGATACAAGCTCATCATCACTAGGAAGTCGGCAATTACGCAGCGCCAGCCAATCTTTTATCGCGAACCATAACTCGGCTCTTAAGTTTAAATAATTCTTTTTTGTAGCTGGTGCTTCGGCTACGTTAACTCCTCTAACGGGTAAACCTTGTTCAGCGAGTCTATCTACTACGCCACTACCAAGACCAATAACATCAATTAATATTTCTTCTGGTCTTTCAATTACTGTGCAGTCGTCAAACAAATTTTTAACTGCACCGCATAATTGCATTAAATCCATTGATTTGAAAGTCTTAATTTCAAAAACAGTATTACCTTGTCTTATACATAGTGCAGAATTATCGCCACCAAAACGTGCTACGTCTAATCCCCAAACGATAGGTGCTTTTGCGGTTAGCGAAACATCTCTATTGATGGCGTTACGTGCAAGCTCCATAGGTATGACAGAGTCATCATCTGAGTTTGGAAACTCTCCAAGTACCTCTACTCTAGCTACGGTAGAATCTTCACCGTATTGCTCTAGCATAGTTTGGAATAGTTTTTGGTCAGTACCTTCTACTGTACGTGAGTCTATTTGTTCTAAGTTCCAGAACTTACGCTTGGATGTAAAACTCTCGTAGAACGGGCCTGTGTTTCTTCTAGGGTTGGAGAAAGTAAACCAAAAACGATTTTCAGTAGGCTCGGAAAAGAATCCTTCTGATACAGAATAGATAGGAGCTGGAATACCCGATGCTTCATCCATAATCAAACATACTCCGTATGATGAGTGGATTCCTGCAAACGCATCTGGGTTTTCTTCACTCCATAATTGTGCTTGGGCGTAGTAGTAACCTGTATCTATTTTTAGATCTCTTTTAAGTGCTTCTTCAAACCATGATTCAGGTTTTATGGTTGTGGCTGTTTTTGTGTACCAATGATTGTTAATTGCCAGGGTTAGCCACTTACCTAGCTCTGCCCATGTTCTTGATCTAAGCTGTTGTTCAGTGTTAGCAGTTACGATAATGGTTGAGCCAAGGCGTGTTGATAGCATCCATAGGATTAGCCAGGAGACAAGTGCTGACTTTCCAATACCACGTCCAGATGCTACAGCTAATCTAAACATTTCAGGATCAACGCGACCTTGGTTACGTTGAATATGTGTTGTCATTTTTTTTAAAATTTTTTCTTGCCACTTTCTTGGGCCGTCAAACTCTTCAAGGGGGGTGTCCTTCTCTCCCCAAGGGAAGATAAACTTTACAAAGTTATATGGATCGTCTTTGATGTAAGGCGACCATATCTCGGTCATTAATTGCTTCTCTTGTTCTGCTCCGTATTTCATATATGCACCAGTATTAAAAATATTGCAAAGTTGCCTACAGCACCAATGCTAAGTATTGCTAAGATTTCTCGTATTACCTCTTTCATATTTTGCTCCAAAAAAAATTAAAAAAAATTATCGCAACAGTTACACGTAATATACCCCGCGCAATAAAATCAAGGGGGGGTACAAGCATTATATTTATAGGAGCATCTTATAAATTCGTTACTTGTTGGCGAACCCTTGAACGCTACGACCATGAGGAGGAGTCATAACCGCCAAAATTTACCGCTTTTTTTTATCAGTCTGATTATTTACCAGACTGCTCTTATCTTTAGATGTTGTAGGTAAAGGATTTAAAACCTTTAGTTTATTTTCATCCGTGTTCTGTCCGAGTCTTTGTTTAGCACCGCTTAAAACATCATTAAGATTTACAGTTGCGGTCACTACTTCTTGCCTATCCTTCCAGGTCTTTGCATCTTGGTTCTTTAGGTAGAATATCTGGGCGGTTACATTGCCATCTGTTGCCGAGGTAAAGAGAGAATTTGTAACTTGCGCCAACCCTTTCGCCCTTCCCCTTTTATAAGCCTCTTCAAAATCACCAGATCGTTTCCTATTGCGGTCTATCGTATTCCATGAAACGCCCAAAGCACGGGCGATTTGAGTAGTACCAAGACCACGTGAAGCAAGATTCTCTACTTGTTCCAGATCAATATTAATGCGCTTTCTACCGCCCTTTTTTGTGGTTTTTAGCTCTTTTTTTGGTGTTTTTTGCTCCATAACTATATTTTTTTTACCCTCTTAAAACCCCTATATTACAGCATTTCTCACAAAAACCCTAAGATTTTTGCTCTAAGTAGTTGTTATATAAGTACATTTAGGCATATAATACGTATTGTCACGTATTATTAATATTACTTTAGGAGGTAAATGACATGGAAACGATAACATTAACTAAATCAGAAAAAGATCATTTATTATGGATGCTAGACGCTGAAGCGGCAAGAATCCAAACATATAAAGATGTTGATCCAATTACACGCATAGAAAATGACCAAGAGTTAGAAATAATTAACTCTATTTGCGACAGGCTACAACGCACAATGTAAACCAACCCCCAACCCAATCAAGCCCGCTTATGTGGGCTTTTTGGGTGAAAGTCATAATATTTAATACTTTAGGAGGTACAAAAAATGACAAACAAAGAAAAACAATTAACTTGTAAAGACTTAGTAAAAGGTCAGTTCAACCACGTTGAGCAAACATATAGAGAAGCGCTAAATTACTACATGGAGTTTGATGGCGCTACAGAAGGCGAGCAAATAGCGTTAAAAGTTATTGATGAGCATAAGAGTAACTATTTCCACGAATATGAGGATTTATTTGATTATGTCAATAATGATGCCCTCTCTTGGGACTATATAGAAGCTGGAACTTTTGACAATAAGACTGGTTATTATAGGCTTTTGCTTTCATGGGGTGGCCCTTCTGACGAGTTCAGAATATACACAGCACAAAATGATCATAGCGTTGATGTCATCGAATACCATTTCATGGATTGGTATGACGGAGCATCTATAAACGTCCCGCAAGATTCTATCTCTTGGGATGTATGTCAGATGTTTTTAGATTGTGAGGTGGCATAAATGAGAATAACCATTGATATAGAAACATTAAACTCGGCTTTTTGGAATCATTGCGAGGATTCAGAAAACCCAACTTTTAATTATTCAGAAGTTGAAAGAATACTTAAAAACATATTACCAAGAATTGAGATCAGCGACTTTGGAAAGGTCAACGATATAAACGGAAATACAGTTGGCAAGTTTACAGTTGAAAGAAACAAAGAGGAGTTATAACCATGACATTTAAACAACTACTAATCAAACTAACCGAAAAGCCACGTGATAAAAAAGCGTGGCACGGTTCTTATCTTATTAATCATTTTTTAAAAAACTAGGGGGAATTATGGAAACCAAAACAAGAATATTAGAGGAAATTTACGATACGGTTATGAATAACGATCAGTATCAAAAAGAATTTAACCTTGCAGAAAATCCGGAAATATATCCATACCTGGATTATGACAATAATGAGATTGTTTTAGATGTAGGCGATAACACATACAGGCTACACATAACAAAAGATATTAATGTTATTAATGAATCTAACTTCATAGATGATGAGGAAAAGATGATTGACTTTAACACTATAACCAAAGAGCAATTTTTAAAATCTTATTCATACATCACAGAGCTAGAGTATGACAACACACTTAAACAATTGGAGGTGCAATAATGAGCAATTTATTATGCGATAACTGTACCTCTAGCAACATAGAGATCATAAAAGATAAAAACAATGAAATGGATTGTTATTGTAATGATTGCAATGCTGAACACTACACCGTTGCAAAATGGTGGATTAATAAAAACAACCAGGAGGCCGCACAATGACATTTGCAGATAAATTTGATGATGATCATTTTACATGGCAAGACCATATCAAAGGAATAGATAAACCTGTTTTATGGGAATACAAAAACAAAGAAAAATGTTTTTACCAATACCCAACTTATAAAAGATCAGATTATAAAATCCTTATAGAACTAACCAAGGATCAAAAAAAGATCGCCCTTGACTACTTAGAGGAACTACACAAACCATTGAACGAGGAGACAAGGCAACACAACAACGAGAAAGCACGACTAAGGAGGGCTAATAGATGAAATGCGATTTATGTAATGGTGTTGGGTGGATAGATACATTCAACACAAAAAAAGAAGTGCAAGAAGTACAGAAATGTGATGATTGCAATATTTACCAAACAGATAAAGAAGCACAGGAGCAAACACAATGAACAACACAATAGGAATAATAATAATATTCTCGTTTATGGCTTTTTGCCTACACGGGACATATCTTTTACTAACCAAGGAGGATGAAGATGAATAAACAATTTAAAACAGAAAAAGAAACTCACAATATACCAACATCTATAAATGTGGTCGATTCTCCATGTAGCATTTACTCGGTTTGTTATGACACCTTTAAAGAATTTTTTGTTAAAGAAGGTTATAACACTTTAGAAAAATGGGAAGACTTTTTAGATGGAGAATATAGCGATGTTGATTCTCACTACATAGAAAATATTGCTAACTTTTATAATCTTGAATGGGAATATATAAACGAAGATGGAAGCGATAAAGGTTATGACTATTTTGTCATTTACACAAAAGAGGCAACTAACCATGAAAATAGATAGAAGGCGAATACCTAAACACTTAAGGCATTTATCAGATAACAAGCTAATAGCATTAATCCAACTATTCAAGGCGAGAATATGAAGCAAGATATGAAATACTTAAAAAGAAAGTACCCAGAACTCTCAAGGATAACCGCTAAGTTTATTAATAATAAAAAGGATAATATGCGTAGAGTTGAGATAATGATGACAAGCAAAGATCATGCGTTGTATTTAAAATTATTAAAGGAACAATGAGTCAGCCAATTAAAGTTAAATTAAAACCAATTGAATTTAATCTCAGTTTAGGCGGAGAACCGACAAGAGAAGAAGTTAAACAGGCATACCTTGAATTACTGATTAACGATAAATTTGATTATGAACTAATAATTACTGCTAAAGAGGTAAATACAGAATGAATAAAAAGAAATTAGTAGAACTAGCAGAAGAAGTATTAACTAATATAGATGCAGAGTTACAAACAAAACTTAGAAAAGAACTTGAGAAAGAATTATGCGATAGACTTAGTAGAATATTTTTACATGGAAATTACCATCTTACATGGGGACATCAAAAAGGTAATGAAGGCTATAAAAAAAGCTATGATTCTGTAAAACCAATATTGGATGATACAATAGACAAACTTCTAAACAACAAGAACTTATAACGATCAGAAAGTTGCGGAGGGTGATAAATATACAAACTCCCCCTAAAGTAATTACCCTTCGTGGCTTTCCTCTAACATCACACCTAAACCAACAAACAAAAAGTGTTTATGCTGAACACCACGTTTTAAACTTCTTAATACTTTCCTCTCTCCATCAATAGCACACCAAATAATATTTAGGTCCATCAAGTTCTGGATTCCTTTACTCACAGTTTTCCTGTTCATACCAACCATTAGCGCCAAGTAGCTAACCGCATCATGGCTTGAATAGTCTTGAGCCGAATACCTCTCACATAAAGCATACAATACCACCTTCTCCCTACTCTTTAGATCGGTTCTGCCTAACTGCTTTTTATACCACTTCCAAACCACCTGTTTTAGCTTGGCATAGCTCTTATACTTCATCGCTACTCCAAACTTAATCAAACCGCTTTTATCTGGACTATCAATTGCTTCTAATACTAACCACCATTTTTGCTCTTTCAACTAACTAACCGCCTTGAGGCTTATCTGCCTTTCAGTAAACCATTCATTTAATAACTGCATTTGAGCCTTACCAACCCGATAGACTCGCTTCCTCTTATCCTTCCCCGCTTCCTTAGACATATACCCTCTCGCTACAAAATCATCTAATACACTTGCTACTGTTGACCGACTCCCCAGACCGCTTGGCAATAGTTTCACTATTGTCTCAAAGTTAATGCTTTTGCTACTCGCGTTAGCAATAGCAACTTCTAAGACTAAAACAACATGGATAGGACTTGACCACCAAAACGACATAAAACCTTTTTGCCTTCTACTCTTATAAAATTGATCTCTTACATTAATCATTCTGTCTCTTAATTGTTTCATTTGTATGTCACCCCCAAACTTTTTTTGGCAAAGCTTTTAATGTATTAACTGCCAATTACAACCCAACTTTATGGGTAAATATTACTGATATTTTTTCCCTGGAGAGATGAGCCTTTAGGCTCACTCTCTCTATTAGTTTAGTTTAGGATATATGACCACCCGTATACCCAATCATTGACCATACGTGTACCCTTGTATTGACCATACGTATACCCAATTACTTTTTAATTGGTTTATCTTTTTTAGCATCTTTTTTGGTCTTTCTTTTGCCGAATATCCTATCCCAATTATCTTCAAAAGTTTTTTTATCAATCTTCATTGGTCTTTGATCTGATCCTTTCCCATATCCTGTTGCACTCATTATTTTTTCTCCTTTTTTTGGTGATATACAATAACTAGGGCATCACATTTAGGGCAAGATAGATTAGTTACAATTTCATAATCTTCACTATCATAATCTTCGCCTGTATGATCGCCACCCAATATTAATTGTTCGTTACATTGCCAACATTTCAATTTCCTTTCTCCTTAGTCCCACTCAAAGGACTTTTTATTTTCATCTAAAATTTCTAAAACTGCACCATTTCTAACTAAAGTCTTGGTTTTATAATCTACATTTCCAGAATTACTTTTAACCAGACTGGCTTTAACAACTGCCATTCTGTCAAATTCAATTCCCTGGTCTAAACATATCTTCTCGCAAGTATCGTTATCAGCTAACCACATAGCGATAGCGAACCTAACACTATCAGTAATTGATGAAGCACCACGTATCTCAGCTCTATGGCTTAACGCATCATCTGAATCATTAGTAAGAGCCGATTTAGCTAAATGGTGAACTGTTAAGGTGGTTACACCTAGTCTGGCCGATATGTTTGCACAGTATGAACCCCATAATTGGCCTACTTCATTACTTGAACTAATATTTCCCGTTGTAAATGCCTGTAACGGATCAAATACGACCAACTGTAAGTTTGGTATTGTCTTTAATTCCTCTACTAACTCAGTAGCTTGCGATGTAACTCCTTCTTCTTTTAACAAGATCATTGGTTCTTTTTGTTCTGGAATAGGAAAGACATACACATCATATTCAGATTGAAAGCGTAAACCTAACGGATCAAGTGATGCTATCCTTCGGTGTACCTCTGATAAATCATCCTCAGCTGCAAAAATAACTGAAGATCCTTTTTGCATTACATTTTTACCCCACCATTGACCGCCTGTAGAAATTTTTAATGCTAACTGAATCATTGATAAAGACTTACCAACGCCACCGACTGCCGCGATTATTCCTGGTTTACCTAAAGGTATAAAACTATCTACTAACCACTCTATTGGTTTAGGTTCTTCAACTAAGTTACGTATTGCATATTGTCTTATGTTGAACTTAGACTCAGTTAATTCAGTTTTAACTTGATCTAATCCTTTTGCTAAATGCAGATCATTAAAATCACCTGTAATACTTGGTAGCCTTGATACACAATTACTAACTGCATTAACTACCTCGTTAGCATTTTTCTCACCAATACCAGATGTATCGTTATCAAGTGCAATAATAAACTTAGCACCTGTTATCTCACGCAATCTAACACTCGCTGTTAAACAGAAATTAGCAGAAAAGACCACCGCAACGGGTAAGCCTGTAGCTTCAAATATAGAGCTTCCTGTGGCGTAGCCTTCACATAATATTAATGTATCAAGATAAGGTATTTCAGTTGCTTCACAACCAATTAAAAATATATTGCCTTTGATCTCGCCACCACCGACAAACTTTTTACTACCATCTGGAAAGATATATTGGAGGGACTTTATATCGTTTACTAATATACCGTTATCACTTTTGGTGATAGAATGCACGGGTATCAATAGGTTTCCATTGATCGTTTTTAAACCATAGCTTTTAACCTTTTTATCATTTAAATAATTATGATCCGTAACTTCATTCGCACTAGCAAACTTTTCTTTGGCATATATGGAAACCTCCTCTTGCTTCTTAGTCTTAGCTTCCTCTCGCCTTTTTTGACTTTCCTCCAACTTAGTCTGCATTAAGCGTTTTTCTTCAGCAGACATTTCGTTTGGATTATAAGAAGTAAACTTCCACTCCTGGGACGTTCTCCAATTACCATAAATGCAGACAAAGTTATTGTCTAATTGATTGTAGGCATAGTAACCAGATCGTTCATTAGCTTTATCTGGTCGTGTATTTGCAGTAGCACTAACGGGAACTCTAATCAAATTGCCTGTAGTATCTAAAAAATCTACAAGCAAACCATTAGAACGCATCTCGCTAATAAGATCGCTGTTAGATTTACTGGTACTTGTAAAAGCAAAGTTCTTATCTATTACTAAACCTTGCTCTCCATAAAATTTTGTTAAATCAGTCATCAGCCTGTGCCTTAGAATTATTTAAATAACTAGACACTAGCCTTCTGACAAAATTGATTCTATCTTCCTTAGTCCACTCATGCAGAACGTAAGATTTGTTTTTTTTGGAAGCCTCTAAGTATTTAGATTTGCTATCCGATAATGCAACAGATAATAACTCCTCGTTAATCTGTGCAAAGTTTTTAATATGCTCCATTTTCTTGTTTTCCCCGATAAGTTGTAGATGTTCATAAGAGCAAGCACCTTTAATCTTGCCATTGCGAATATGTAGTAAGGGAGAAGCCAAGCCATGACAGTATGAACATAAACTTGGCCTCCGATACTTAAGATCATCATTCCTAAAATGGGAGATCGTCTTCGTCATCTACATCACTCGGAAACATCTCATCTTTAGGTAGTTCTTCTTTTGGATTTAGATTTTCACTTCCAGTAGTTGTACCAGCAGCCATCCAAGTCTTACCAAAGTTATCGTTTATTTCTAAGTAACCTTTCTCACCAACCACAAGTTCAGCTTCAACTCTTTTACCAACTAATTCATCAGTATTTTTCATTGAACCAACACCCATTGCATTAAGCATTAACGATAAAGATTGTCTTCCAATCTCAACAGGTTTCTCGTTATTGTGAGCCATAGTAAAAGCATGGTTTACTGAAATGATTTCACCAACCACATCAAACATTATCTTTAATGCCTTCCAACCGTTTCTACCTTCGATCATATCTGATCCAGCATACTTAAGGTCGTACCTTCCAGGCTTTACTCTTGTTTCTCCACCAGAACTTTCTGCTCCAGCTTCAAATTTATCCATACCAAATTCTGTTAAATCCATAATGTTACCTCCGTAAAAAAATTTAACTATTAATATTAACCAGGATCATACTCTTCGTAGTCACTAGCTCTCTCAATCTCTTCTTTAAGGGCATCAACAACATCAACTAAGACTCTGTTTGCACCTAACGGGAGAATATGATCGTCATCTCCGTTTGTTTCAATGACACCTTCAACCAACATTCTAGCTTTAGTTAAATAGTAAATTGCTTTGTCGTGTTCAGTTGTCATTTCTTTGCGATTAGCTTTCCGATTTCCGCCCAAGTCTTTTCGGCCCTAACAATAAAGTCATCACCTTCATCAACGACTTGTATCTCTTCTGGTAAACCATATCTGTTCTTGGCTACACATGCTGGTGACTCAGTAGTAACTAAGACTCTTCCAGACTGAACAGTTTTACTTGTTAATCCTTTATTGCCTTGTACTTTTACAGTTCCCTTCTTGTAGTTTAAGAATAGACACATATCACTAGCTTCTAATACTAAGGCTGAAGCTGCTTTATGTAGCTTAAGTTCATGCCTATCGTATGCTTCTGTGCTTGGATCGTGAAACGCTTTGATTTGGTTGTGAGCAATCATAACAATCCGCATCTTCTTTTCGTTTCTTAATCTATTAACTAGATCAAGGACTTCTCGCCAATACTTTAACGATTCAGAATACCCACGACCATAACCAAAAGATTCAATTGAAGGTTGCTTATGAACTTCGCAAGTTTTTGTATGTATTAAAGGTTCTAACCAATCCAATGAGTCAATAACTAATGTGTTGTACTCAAGATCAGAATCAACTAAGAATTTTAGATAACCAATAAAAGTATCGTAATCCTTTGCTAATTTAAAATGTGGTATTTCTCTATTGTCAGTAAGAATACCTAGTCCCTCTTCAGTTTGCAGAACAATTGGATTTTTACTACCAACAGCAAGTGTTGTTTTACCTAGACCAGAAGGACCATAGATAATTGTTATTGACGGTTTAGCTTTTGCTTTTGTTAAGATTGCATCTAACGACATTATTTACCACCCTTATCAGCACCTTCAATTACAATTGGTTTCTTGTAAGGTGGCAAAACATCTTCTAGCTTTTCAATTGTATTAGCAATATTCCTTCTAACACTTTCCATGTGATGAACAGTTTTAGTTGCTAATTGAAACGCCTCTTCAAGTTGTTGTTGTGCGCTTAAGTCTTGACTAATCTGCTGAACTAAAGGTCTGCTTAAATCAGTTAAGTCTTTTTCAAATATCTCTCTTGGGTTTCCATCTTTATCTTGGAAACTTAAAAGAGGTTGCTCTTTCTTATTATCTACCATTATTAATCCTCCTTTGGATTGTTATAAGTTTCACAGATTTCTTTGTGTGAACAGAATCTGCACCATGATCCAGCATTAAAGCTAGGCTCATCACCCATTGCTTCATCACAAGCTGGTTTCAGAATATTCAAACCCCAATCTACAAGATCGACAGCTTGAATATCCCAAGTTCTTATCTGCCCGTCTTTATGCCAGGCTCTTTTGTTTGGTTGTATGATTGTCATCTCAATGACAGTATCTTCGTTTCCCCATCTTGATAGACAGGCTAGTGAGTAAGTCATTAACTGCTCGTTCATCACTACATCAACAGGATAAGCACCAGACTTTAAATCTGCTACTACCATTCTATTGCTTTCACCTAGTATGACTGCATCAGCAGTTCCCCAAAGATCATCACTTATTTCTGGAGCATTTACTTTCTCTTCAATTAATAATTTACCGTTAAGTTCCTCTGTGCGTTGATTTATATAATCAACATAGATTTCAGCTATAGCAATGTCATCTTTTGTAATGTCAAAACTAAAACCATCTACATCTACATTACGACCAAGATAATAATCAGATAGAGTAATACCATCTAATCTATTCTTGAGTAGAGCTTCACACATTTCGTGAACCGCAGTACCTCTAGCCGCAGCTATACTTCCTGTTCGTTCTGCAACAGCATTAATCTTTGCTGAAGCTGGACATCTTATAATTCTATTGATGCTACTCGGTGATAGTATCGCGTGTGCCAATGTTGTACTCCTCTCTTGCTATCGCAGCCCACAGTTCTGGACTTATGATTGATGCAATGTTTATATCTTCAACTGGAAATAAATTTTTCTTGCTAGAATATGGACATGGTATCGCTACCTTCCAATCTGCTCTATCTTGTCTAAACCAAAGACATGGTAATAGATCTACCTTGTTTGCTTGTCTTACCGACTGATCCCACCAGTTTTTAATATCTGCTTGGGTAATTGCTTTACGTCTTTTGACTTCAATTGCATAACCTGGCATACCTAGTAAGTCGTGACCGCCACCAAAAGTCTGAGCATAATTAACTTCAAGCTCTATGCCTAAAAGTTCTTTAATCTCATCTATGACTTCGCGTTCACCTCTACGCCCTTTGTTTCTAGCGTTGACCAAACTACTCTCCAGATGTATCTGATTTATTTTCTATTTCTTCAATGTCGCTAAGACGATAAAGAACTTTGCCACCAATCTTTGTGTATGACGGGCCAGTTCCTTTTGCTCTCCAATTTTCTAATGTTCTAGGAGAACGTATCCATCTTTTTGCTAATTCGTTTTGATCTAAAAATATTTTTTCTTCCATGTTGTTACCTATTACTTCGTGATTGTGATATTCTAACCTACGTAAATTTAATAAAGCAAGTATCTGACAAGAAATAATAGAAATATTATTCAGATAAAATCTTCAGAAAAAATTTACAGAAAATTTATCAATAACATTTACGCATTAATAAGGAGGTAAAAATGAGTATAGATAAAGTAACAAGAGAGGAGTGGGATAGATTGGAAGAAGTAAAAAAATCTAACAAGGTAGATATGGTTAACAAACCACCACACTACCAAGGCAAGATAGAGTGTATAGACTTAATCAAAGATAGAGTTGGTTCTAATAACTTTCCAGCTTACCTTGAAGGTAACATCTGGAAATATTTATTTAGACATAAAGATAAAGACAGCAACATTGAATGTTTAGAAAAAGCGCAATGGTATCTGAATGCTTTAATTAAACACTACGAAGAACTTTAATTAGACATAACTATTTTCTGCATGTAGTTACCGACATTCTGCATCTCTTCGGTAGCTATATGCTCTCTAGTTTTACGATAGCGTTCAGTAGCCTTCAAACTTTTATGTCCCATAAGAGTCTTGACATCTTCTATTTTCATTTGTTCACCAGCCATAGTACCAAAGTTATGTCTTAGATCATGGAACGTCACATCTGGACATCCAGCAGCTTTTCTAATTTTGTTCCAAGTATGAAAAGGATATTTAACACCAAGTATTGTTTCGCTTTTTCTATCGCAAGAGTTAATGATTGCCATAGCCTGATTGTTTAAATGTATAACTCTAGGCTTACCACCATAATCTGTTTTATGATCTTTTAGCACCAGTTTATTACCATCAAGATCAGACCATTTGGCACTACCTATCTCACTAACACATCTGCCACCAGTTAAGATACATAGCCTTATATACTTGATAGAATTTATGTGTCTCTCATGTGCTTGTGCTTCTGCAATATTGATCTGCTTATTTATCTCAGCAAACTCTGCATCAGTTAATGGTCTATCACGTTCAAGTTCTAGGTTCTTTTTAACGTACTTTGCAGGGTTATATTTAACCAAAGATAATCTAATGCTGTTCTCAAAGACTGAACTGATTAATTGAACCACCCTATTAGCTTGATACTTAGCTCTCTTACTTATTACAATATGTAGCTTAGTAATATCACCAGTCTCAATGCTCTCTAGCTTCATCTTACCTAAAGTATTCTTAACGTCTTTATCCCACATGCGCCTAGGCTCACCATCTATCTTGCCATCCTTCATCTCTACGCACTTCTTATTATTGTTTAATAAGTCTTCTAGCTTTAACTCAAATGCTTGGTTTAAGGTATAAGCATCAGCCTCTACCTTCTTTGTTTGCAATGGATCAATACCTTGCGCTACTTCTCCTAGTATCTTTTGTGCTTTGTTTCTAGCTACTCCAATCAATACATCCTTACTTGCTATCTTCATCTCCCTGGTCTTTTTATCAAACCTATAATGTAGATAATATCCGTTCTTATGTATCTTTAACGCGCTCACTTGTTTATCAGTCTGGTATCTTGCCATGCTTTGCTCCTCTATTACCCATCCGTGTTTTATCCGTGTTTTGACTGCGGAATGACGAGTATCTTTGTTACCTATTGAGTAGATTATAAATTGAATCTTGTAAAGAAAACAAGGGTTTTTAGTAATAAAAAGTATTGATGTGAAATCGCGTGATGAGTAAAAAATATTCTGCGCTACCAGGCTGCGCTACTCCCCGAACAGTTAAATAACCGCTAATTCCTGAGCTTTTTCAAAAGGTATGTCATGGACTGATATACCCATCCGAGTATGATCCGAGTTAATTATTGCATCCATAGCCTCTTTAAAACTCTCTATTGAATTAACAGCTTTCATGGGTTTGTCATGTACAGAATATTGTAGGTGTTTGCAATTGTTAAAAGGTAGGAAGTAAACATTCTGGTATTTAAGATTAACCAAGGCGAATACATCAATGGTATTTTCTTTGTACTGTCTTGACTTACTATGTGATCCTTTACGTAGATCAAACCGCCAACTATTTCTAGCTTTCTCTATATGAGTAACTGTCTTGACTTGACAGCGATACATTTGGTTATCGTATTCAAAGATAATGTCTGCATGAGAACCATGAGGCATAATCGTTACAGTATCGGTTTCCCTTGCTATCACGGAGCAAGTTAGGTATTCGCCACTCCTACCTATTCTCTCCGTTGCTCGTGTCATTAAATGTTTTCCAAGTAATACCTTTTTCAGCTAATAACTTTTTCATGTATTTAGGCTGTCTATTAAATGATGCTTTCTGGAACGCTTCTTCGTTTATTTTATTCTCTTTAATGTAATCGTTAGCTGAACCTCTTATTGATTGTAAAAGTTTTCTTACTAACAATTCTTTTTCTGCATTAGTTTTAGATTTATAAAAATCAGATTCAACTAAAGTGCCAACCATTATCTCTACAGGTTTACCCATATATTTTGCTCTTGTCTGATCTACAATAGCGTTACCAGAGTAAGGTAATATATCTCTTCTTTTAAATCCTAATCTATCAAACTCTCTTTCTGCTGCATTCTTTTCTTCTCTTACAGTAGCACCAGTAAGCTGTCTTGTAAGAGGGCCTGGAACATTAATATTTGTAAAAGGTATTTGTACTGTATCTGGTCTTCCAGGTGTAGCTTCCCTTGTTGGTGATTCTAGTTCTGGCAATTGTTCTCTTACTATAGGTATGCTTGATTTTAATCTGTTAGTTGTATCAGTTAAAAATTCACCTGTTGGTACAGGCGCTCTAAACTCTTGATCCTGATCTATAAAATCATTAAACATTCTAAGTGGAGTTAAAAATCCACCAATAACATCAGAAACATAATCAGAAAAATATTTATTTAGTTTTTCTTCCGTGTCCAATCCAACCATTCCATCTAAAATATTTTGCACTAGTTGTGAACTTGCACCAGCTCTAAATTGTGCGCCAGTTAATGCTTGTAAAATATCTTTTGGATCACCCCAATTTCTCCCGCTTTCTAATCTGGTAACTACATCTGCTACAAATAGGTAAGGAGTTAATGGAAAGTATGGTCGCATATCTATAGTCTTTCCAGATGATGTTTCTACTTCATACCATTTGTGATCTTCTGATCCTTTTCTTTTGGCTTCAATAGTTGCAAGCAATATAGTTGTTCCCACTACAGCTTCACTAAATGCTTTACTATCTCCAGCAGCTATTTTTTTATGTTCTGATGGCGTTAATAATTTTAAGAATCCAAGTGGTGAATGTCTAAATTGAAAATCAATAGCGTTAGCCATAAATCTAGCAAAGGGAAATACGCCTGTTGTAATAAAAGGTACAGAGTTAGCAAAATCTACAAATCCTTTTAATAGTTTGTTATCTGGAGTCTTTGCGTAAGTAAAATATAAAGCATCATCAACTGCTTTTTCTATATCAGACGCATTTAAGTATTTTAAAAGATCGTCATTTATACCAACATCTTTAATATCAATACCTTTCTTTGATAATGTATCTTGTATAGACGTTGCAAACATGCCTCTTCTATACCAAAACTCTTGTATTCTATTTAGAGTGTTGAGGCCATCAACCATCTTCTGTGCGCTTTTAAATACTTTAGCTTTAGATGAATCAGCTACTTCTGAAGCATACTTAGTAAACAGTCTGTCGCTTTCATTAACAAAATATTTTGTTAAAAACTCAGTTAGCTCTGCTGATTGTTTTTTGTTTTTAGTAAGGTTCATCATCAAGCGGAATGATTCAGCACCATCAACCTTTTTAGGTTTAGCACCAAATGCTTTTCTTAATGGATTAAATGTTATGTCAAGAACATCATCAAAAATCTCTATCAATGTGTGCATACCAACTCTTCCTATTTGAGCTGTGTTATTACGCATTGCTGTTGCTATCTGGCTGACTAATAAACCTCTTCTTATGTTGTCTAAGTCTCTTACTATATCTGTATATTCTTTTGCAAAGTTTGCATACCAGCCTTCGTCTGGTGCTATCTCGCCAAGCTCCTGTCCCATTCTTTTCATGGATTGTTTAGCTGTGCTTAACTGTTGCATACGTCTAGCTGAGTCAGAGATGCTTTCTTTAAATACAGATGACAACTCTTCTACAGTAAGATCATTTCTTTTTAAAATATCTACAAACTGATTAAAGAATTTTGGACTTGAGTTTGCTAGTAGCACAGCTTCTTTTAATTGGTCAGATATTCTTACGTTCTTACTTACTGGTATGTTAAGTTCTTTTATAATTTCTTGACCAACATCAATTACCTTTTGGTTTAAACCAGTAGTAGTATCAGTTTGAAAGTCTTTACCATCTGGAGTATCAGTAACATCATCTGCTTTTACTTTATTAATGTTACCTCCTTCTGCTGCTGCTATATCATCAGCATAAACCCCTAAAGGCACTTCATCTCTAACTGGAGGTATTTCGTTATTGATAACTTTGTTATAAGTAACCAGCACATCATCATCAGACATTCCTCTATAGTCAATATTGAAATCATCTAAGGTTTGTCTTATTGTTCTTGCTTGTTCTGTTTGTTCTTCCCACCTAGTTAATAGTAATTGATCGTCTTGATGCACCCTGTCCATTTGCAAATCATCAATTATTCTGTTTGTAAAATCTGGTGTGTCGCCACCATCAAATGTTTGTAACTCTGGAAGAAATCCATCTTCTTGCATTTTTTCTTGTATTTGGTCAAAGTCTGTAAAACCTCTTGAGTTTTTTGGTGCTAAATATTTAGAAGTAATAAACCCTTTATCACTTTCTAATATTTGTTTTAACTCACCCATTCTTGCAAAGTCTCTGCTTATTGCTCCACCTTCAATATAACTTCTAGCAGTTCTTACTTTTGGTTTCTTAGGTATCTTTAGTATTTCTGGAATCTTTGTGCTTTTAGATTTAGCAGTTTCTACTTTAGGTGTAACAACTTCTGGAGCAACAGGTGTTTCTACTTTAGGTGTAGGAGTCTCTACTCTTGGGCCAACCATGTCTATTGGGCCAACCATTTCATCTGCTTGTACTGGTACTTTGTTTTTATTTTTTACAAAAGAAGCACCACCACCTATAGTGCCACCTAATACACTACCTAATCCAGCACCAAGTGTAGCAGCCTTTGCTGATTGTCCTAATTCAAAACCTTCTTGCTGACCAGACATTACCCTTGCTGATTGTCTTAGTGCATTATCAACTGTTGAGTAAGCAGCACCTTCTATAGCTCCTATCTTTGCTCCTTGCTTTGCACCCTCTTTTACAAGTTCTTTTATACCTTGCTTTGCTGTTTGTTTAACGCCCTCTCTTGCAAGTAAACCAGCGCCTAAAGTTCCTATGCCTACATAAGTAGATGGATCGGTTGCAAGTCCTTTTATTAATCTTCCAGTACCAGCAAGACTAGCTTCCTTGTTGTCATACATATCCATCAAAGTAACAAAGTCTTCTCGTTGTTGTTGGTTTGCATTGAACTTAAGATCAGATGCCTCTTTAGCCATCTTGGGTATATTGTAATTAAACCAACCCATATATCTTAGGGCATAGTCTGCATACTGCTTGTCGGAGTTTAGCTTTTTAGGCTTGTCGTCTAACTTAAAATAAAAATTTCTACTTTCATTCCATTCATAAATACTTTTAGCAGCTTTAATAAATTCTGGATTTTCTTTTAATTCTGCTTCAGATAGTTTTTTATTTTTTTGTGGGACAGGAGGTAGAACAAAACCATTAGCTGCAATATTTTGTTGTGTAATATCATTGGCTTCTGGCGGAGGCGGTATTTTAAATTCGTTTACTTCCTCTTGTGGCGGAGGCGGTATTTTAAATTCTGCCATGGTATTACTCTGCAATTATGCCATTGTTTTTCAACTCATTAATAGCCTGTTCTTTTGTGTAACCTGGGTTTAAATCCTGTGATTGTTTTATAAGTGCATCAACGGATGTACCCGCGTAAGCATTGTTGATTATTCTATATGTTTTATTATTTTCTGGATTTTGATTGCCAGAATCACCCATCAGCATACTAGCTAGCGCTTGGTCAAAAGAAAGAACTCCTTGTTTGTTTAAATGATTCTTATAAAAATCTCTTTGTTGCTGAGTTAATTGAGTACTTTCAATACCATCATTCATCACAATGTTTTTAATTTTAGCAACTTCTTCTTTATATATATCTGCTTGTGACTGTTCTTCTGTTACTGTTACGCCAGGAAACACTCTTGTATTATCATCTACAAAATATCTATAACCATCTTTAGCTACATAAGAATCTCTTTTTGCAGGCTTTGGTAATGTCATTCCAGGAAAAAGTCTATTCAATTCTATTGCTTGAGCCAACTCAGGATTGTTTTTTATAAATTCTTCTTGCTGCCTTTCAAACTGCTCTTTTTGCATTAGAGCTTGAGCTTCTTTCTGCCTAGCTTCATCTTCTGCTTTTCTTTGTAAAATTACATTTTGTGCTTGTGAAATTCTTTGAGCATTGCCAGATTGCTGTGCGCCTACAAGATTCATTTGATTTGCAAAATCTTGTAATCCTCTTATTTGCATTTTTCTTCTTTGATCTTTTGGTAAATTTAAAAATTCATCTGCTGGCATACGATCATCCATACCATATTGACCAAAAGCACTTCCGATTTTTTGAAATATATTTGAAGATTTTTTTTCTTGTATTGGTGGTAAATTCAATGCGTCAATCTTTTCGTTTGTTTGATTAAAATTATTAATTAAACCCTGTAATCTAAAATCTTGCATTTCATTTGTTGTGATACCACCATCCAAGGGATTGTAGCCACCAGCCTTCATTAAATCTAAAAAGTCATATTGATTTGCCATTACAAAGCTCCGTAGTTGACCATGTAGTAACCACTATCATGTTTAGTTACTGCATCTGGATTTTTCTCCATTACTTCTTGTGCTAGAACTCCTACTGTTGGACTATCAACATTTAAGTCTTTTGCTATCTTATTCCAAGTCCAGGTGTAAAGATTATATCCTTTAGACTTTCCAATGTGAGTAATGTTATCTTTTAATCTTTCATCAGAAAATAATCCCATAATAGCACCTATTGTTTGTGCTGCACTTCCTATCTTTTCAGCAGTCCCAGGTTTGTATTGATCGGTTTGGCTGGTATTATTAGGAATAAAACCAGCACCGCTTGTAAGCGCACCAAACCTTTTGTATGGATCATCTTGTTGTCTCATGAATTGTCCATAATCAAAATCAAGTCCAGATTGGTTAAGTAATTGTTGTTGATTACCAATACCAGATAATAAACCAAAGTTTTGGTATTGATCTGCTAATTGATTGCCGAATAGGTTAGATTGGAACTGTCTGTTTTGCATTTCTCTGCCAATGTCCTGACCTGCTAAATTAGTTGCTCTATCATAACCTTGTAGGTTTAATCTTGATACAGCATCACCAGCTCTATCTGCAAAGTTTCTATTTGTTTCTGCTTCTAGTAAAGCTGAACGAGAACCACCAAAAGCACCTCTGCCTATTGCTGCATCTTGATCGCTTTGTAATTGTATTTGTCTTGCTCTATCTAAATCATTAAGTGTGTTATCTATTACTTGTTCTCTAAAAGGATTTTGATA